CAAGGTCATTTCGCCTTTCCCGTGATTGTATGTAATCGTGAATTCTGTCATAGTGTACCTCCGCACTCTATCGAGTGCTATTACTGATTTTCGATGAAAATACAAGCCGGGACAACGCCGTAAGCATCGTCCGCATCGCTGACGTTCAATGTTCCCGAAGGATTGACACGACGAACGCCATACGCAACACCGGAGATACAATGCCAAGCGGTACAAGTCCACATCCATTCATCAAATAACGGAATGAAGTTTCTGTACTTCCTGTAAAGGTCGCAGGAAATAAGACCAACTTTGTCAGTGCATTTGCCATAAGCGGTATCGCCGTTATCTGCCGTTAAGTCCATTTCATAAGGAAGCAAATCGGCTTCATCAAGCAAGGGTAAGAACTTCTGCTGCAATTCCTTACGAAGCGATGACTTCGTGTAGTTGTTGCAACTGTTCTTGTCGAACGGGAGTTCTTTCCATACCTTTGCGGTAATACAGAGAATGCCGCCCTGTTCCTTGCCGAGCCTGATAAACTCGATACCTTTATACATAAAGTGTTCGCCGTCTTTAATTTTGGAAAAATCGGGCTTTCTTTCGCTTGCGATTACTTCCTTAATCTTTGCCAAACATTCGTTGGCGTTGGTGTCGTGTGCATCACAAATCTTTTCGATTTCGGTAATGATGTCTTTTTTCATAATTTTTTAATTCTCCTTGTTAGTTTTCCACTTGTAGGCAGTTCCGTATTTTGCCAAGTACCATTTTTCAAACGCTCTGCGATTTTCAATATTCTCGAAAAATGCCTTTGCGAAACAACAGATAATCTTGCCTACTTCGATTTCGTTTTCTTTTGAAAGAGTGTGTTCCATATCACTTTTTCATTTTTGCTACATAGTCGTTGAGAATTTCGGTAGAAGCAGAAATGATTTTGTCAATCTTATCGCCCCTGCGAGAACCACTCAACGCCGAACTCAACTCCGATTTATCGGTAAGAATTCCCTTTTCCTCAAGGCGATTGATAAGCCATACCTGACTTAAACTATTCTCCAAGAGTAGGACACGAATATTATCACGTTCTTGTACCAATTTTAATTACCTCCCATCTTTTTTCGTTTTTGTAAACAACTTTTATTGACAAGAGAAGATTTTAATGGTATAATAAATCTGCTACAATTTGAAAACCATTGAGGAACTCTTGATTAAAAGGTACAAATCACAGAGCGTTTTTTCTTATACCTTTTTTCCAAACAAAAGTTGTTTACGATGTTATTATACTCGAAAGTATTCTACTTGTCAAGCGTTTTCTCGAAAGTTTTCTAAAATTTTTTAGGAGAATTTTCTATGGACTTGTACGAACGTATCAAAAAGTGTGCAGATGAAAAAAAGATTAGTATAACTAATCTTGAAAAAGCAGTAGGTTTTAGCAATGGTACAATAGGTAAATGGAAGAAGTGTGAACCAAAGGCTTCTACCTTGTATAAAGTGGCTTCCTACTTCGGTAAACCGATAGAATACTTTCTAATCGGCGAAGTCGCAGCAATGCGAAATAGCCACAATGTTTTGACGAATTCTATCAACGAAAGCGATCACGCTGTACTTTTCATCGGTCAGGGCGAGAGCGATTTCAGCAAGCAGGAACTTGAACTGATTGCAACTTATCGTTCGTTGAGCATTAGAAAGCAAGCCGAAATGATTCAATATCTCTTACGCTTGCAAAGTGAAGAAAGTGAATAATAATTGCTTTTTTCTATAAAGTCCCTTATAGATACATATTTATAGAACACTTTATGGAAAAACACTAAAATCATTCACTTTTATCACTCTCTATATATTATATATAATGTTTAGGACAGGGGTTTACTATGGAAGTAGTATTATATTTAAGGTATAGTTCAGATAGACAGAACGAACAGTCTATTGAGGGACAACGCCGTGTTTGTGAAAAATATTGTGAGTCGATGGGCTACACTATCGTAGGCGAATACGCTGACCGTGCTATGAGTGCTATGAAAGATACAGACAAACGTGTAAACTTTCAGCGTATGGTTAAGGACAGCGAGAAACGCTTATGGCAGGGCGTTATCGTCTATAAACTTGACCGATTTGCTCGAAACAGATACGATTCGGCTACTTATAAAGCCCGACTTAAAAAGAACGGCGTAAGGGTTATTTCTGCCACTGAAAACATAAGCGATAACCCGGAGGGTATCATTCTTGAATCCGTTCTTGAGGGAATGGCAGAATTCTACTCCAAAGAGTTATCGCAAAAAATTACAAGGGGTATGTATGAGTCCGCTTTGAAATGCAATTCCTGCGGCGGTCATATATCACTTGGCTATAAAATCGAAAATAAAAAGTTGGTTATCGATCCTAAAACTGCACCTATCGTTAGAAAGGCGTTCGATATGTACGCAAACGGACATACTGTTGCCTATATCTGCCAAGTTCTCAATGAAGCCGGGTATAGAACCAAAACGGGAAGCCTTTTCAATAAGAACAGTTTCCATTCGATATTCCGCAACCGAAAGTATATCGGGGAATACAAGTTTATGGATGTAGTTGTAGAGGGTGGCGTTCCTGCTATAATAGATAAGGAAACTTTTGAAAAAGTACAAGTCATTCTCAACAGGAAAGCCCAAGCACCTGCACGGGGTAAAGCGTTGGTTGATTATATGTTGTCAGGAAAGGTTATCTGTGGACATTGTAATAAACTCGCAACGGGAACGGCAAGCACAAGCCATACCGGGCGTAAATACTTCTATTATACTTGCAGCGGACGGCGTGGACATAACGGATGCACCAAAACGCCTATTCGCAAAGAACTGTTGGAAGAAGCGGTTGTAAACGATACGGTTGAGATGCTTACTCCCGAAGTGATAGAATACCTTGCAGATTTAGCCGTAAAAGCATCTGAAAAGGAACGGCAGGACTACACCTTAATTTCGTCCCTACAAGCCGAAATTAGCGAATATGAGAAGTCCATTGAACGATTGCTCAAACTCGTGGAAAACGGGGCAGATTCGCCCACTTTAAGCAAGCGTTTGAATGAGTTGGAGAAAGCGAAACGCAGTGCCGAACGTAGCCTTGTGAAAGAAGAAGCCGAATACTTCCTTTTGGATAAAGACCAAGTAGTATTCTTTTTAACGCAGTTCACGCAGGGCGATAAAGCCGATCCTGAATTTCAACGCAGGATAATTGATTTGCTTATAAACTCTGTAATTGTTTGGGATGATGAAGATGACGGCGATGGTACTCATAAGATAACGATTACCTACAATTTAACGCCGAGAAAGAGTAAAACAATAACGGTTAAGGACTTGTCAAAGGTTGGGTGCGTATTTCAACCCGACAAGCCCACCATAACAAGCAAATACGCACCCTATTTAATAGGGCAAATCGTGTTTGCAATCAATGTAAAACACCGCTTCGAGTGAGGCGGTGTTTGTTTTGTATTATTCAGTAGTTTTTGATGCAGAACCTACAATTTTCAAATCGTAGATTGTCGATTCCACTTGGGAAACCAACCACTTGTCAAGGCTTCCAAAGTTCTCTGTTATGTATTCCTGAACTTCTGCCGACAGTTGCTCTTTCGCCGTTTTAACGGCTTTGTTTAGGGCGGCGGTTTGTGCTTCTTTCGTCCAAGCCTCCGTTCCTTTGATTGCTTGTACATAAGTTTGCCAAGTAGCCTTTACAGCGTTCGATACGGCGAATATAGCGTTATTCAGCATCGAAGCCTTTTTGCTGTCCCCGATTTTGCTATCAACCCATTTCGTGAGTTTAGCAATGCCCCAAGACAAAAGGGCGGTAACAGCAGTGGAAATGATAGTGATTAAAATATCAGTCCAAGTCATAGTTAAAATACCTCCGTATTATTATTTCTGTTGCTACGATATTGAGGCGGTTGGTCGGGCAGATTTTTTATATCTTCAATCAACTGCGTAACCATACCATTACCACCTAAATCGTGATACGCTTCGTATTCTTCTTCGATAGACATTTTTGTAGCGATAGAACACCAACCTTTTTGCATAAATGCATCGTGAAGCCTGATAAGGTCGCT